GATGCACGAAGGCGAACATCTGGTACAAGAAGGCTTCCAATCTCTACCTCACAAGTACGACCGCTTACACTCTTGACGATACCTTGCAGTACAGTCATTGCTGATGATGGTGCTACACCTCGCAACCTTTCTCTTAATTCCTTGTATTGATCCATATCTTTAGCTTAACCTGAATCCAAGTTCCATTTTTCGTTTACCACCGTCTCTGCTGAAGTTTGTCGTTACTGCTCTTACGAAGTAGCATCCGTTTTTACGCGGATAGTCCGCATCATAAAGCCACGCCATATCGCCAGGAACACATTCAGGTATGAGCCACGTCGTGATACTTCCGTCATAGCCGTCGAAACTACGACGTTTAACTTCAAGTTCGCCACGAAGTTTCATACTTGCAGCATCAGAAGTAGGACATTTTATTTCTACCTTCTCACCACCAATAGTTCCGACCTCTACCTCTTTTACTGTTCCGTCAGGAAGAAGAGCTTTAACCACTACACGAACCTTGCGATCAGCTGCTTGTCGATAGGTCAGATTAACCGCCTCCACATTCAGAGCAAAGTTATAAAAGCGGTTCACCCCGACAACCTCACCTGGGGGATGTACGTGTAAAACACCATTAGAAAGATATATATCTGCACCACATTCCTCCTGCACCTTCTTAAGCACATCATATCCAGTAGCATTGTGAATGACAAACTTAGCATAGGTCCAGCTGTAAGAGCATTGAATAGAGTAGTTCTTCCCAATTCCCTGCACCACCTTCTTAAGAAGATCAGCAAGTGAAACTTTCTTCAGTACTTCGTTTTTGAGTTCCTTACGAAAGGTGTACAGATCATCCTCACAAGTCAGCTTAATATTGCCACCATCTGTACTGATTTGTTGCAGCCAGCCGGTGAACTCCTCCTTTAAGCCTTCCTCCTTATATCCAAAGCGAATAATAACCTTATCACCTCTGTGAAGTTTATCTTCAACATCCAAGGCTACATTATACTGCGCACCTGGTAGTGTTATAGTTGCCGTATCAGCAAGCAATTCAACGCTTCGATGCACCTCAACGCTGTCAAGCATTCCGACGTGCCAGCCTCCTATTTCGATGTCATAAGCCATTGTATACATAAGCTTATCGTTTTAAGTCCTGCTGATTTAAGAGTAGTTTATATATATCATCACTATATGCCTTCAGCGAATAGTTCTGATTAGAAGAGCCACTTGTGAAAGGAATCTCCCAGCTTTCAATGACAAGATGTGATATACCGAATATCTCCAGCAAAGGGTTCAGGGCTATTACTCGTCCAGCTTCACAGAATGAGCGTAAACGGCTTACGTCTTCCTCAGGATATTTACCATTTTCACCGATAAGGATACCTTCAATACTGATAGTATAATCATCCTGTGACCATCGCTCCTTGATGCTTCCTTTTACAGCACCTTTATTAACGTGTCGCCGCACGATGATATTCTGACCTTGAAGACTGATCATCGGCTCAAGAGGCAACAACCACTCTTGAGCACCACTCTCCTCAAGACGTAGACGGAGAGGCAGTTGCATTGGTATACCACGTGCATTAGTGCGAACAGTATCTTCCAGCTCCTCATCACTCATTGACTTGATTTCTTTATAATCCTCTTCGTCCACCTCTCTGAGCTTATTCGCATTGAACAGCCAGTAAGGAGGGATTTTGTTGCCTGTAACTCTCAGAGCAATGTTTTCGAGTGTAAATCGTGCTATCTTGTTCATCTGTCTGTACTTGCTGCTATAGCTAACGCTCGGTTCATACTTTGCAGAATAGTCCGCTCAAGTTCCGCAGTGTCAGTCTTATCGTTCATATAAACATTGATATTATCGAAGAATTTTCCGATGTGCATAGTGATGGAAGTGTTGCGAGTGCCACCAGTAGCAAGTTCCTCGGCTGACTTGCGACCACCTTTCTTACCACCCTTTTTACCTTTCTTTCCCTTCTTGCCTTTGCTTTCACCTTCTCCAAAAACGACAGCACCTGTGCTACCACTTAACCCAGGGGTACTTATCTTATTCTCTTTCTTAGCAGAAGATGTCTTTTTGTCCTTCTGCTGTTCTTGTCGAAGGTGTGTCTGAAAATTCCCTCCAACACCACTCACAAGCTGTTTGGTTCCATTGATAGCCTTGGCAGTACTTTCAACTCCAGACAACTTCTTAAAGCCTTCCATTGCAGAAGCTGCTGCTCCTTGAAAGTCTCCAGAAAATAGTTTCTTTAAGGCTTCACCAAGCTTGCCAAGTCCTGCAAGCATCTCATTGAAGCGATTGATGATATAGTCCTTGATGATATTACCAAACCCCTTTAATGTATCCCACATTGTCAGGATAAAAGCACGAAATCCAGCAAACTTATTCCAACAATAGACAACTGCTGCGACTAAGGCTGCGATAGCGAGAATAATAAGTCCGATAGGATTTGCATCCATCGCAATATTAAGTAACCACTGAACACCTGTCCATATTTTAGTTGCAGTTGTAACAGCAGTCATCACCCCTTGATAAACAAGAAGAGCTGCAGAATAGGCTTTAGAGATAGCCCAAACAGTCCCAATAACTCCTGCCAGTATAGCAAACTCTGTTCGATATTGAACCACAAAACGTATTCCTGCAACCAAGTGAGAAAACAGTGATTCAATTATAGTAGTAATATGCGGAAGAGCTTCGTTAATCAAGTCCAAAAAATCTCCAATAGGAGACTTTACCTGATTAAACATATTCACTGCACTGGTTTGAACATTATCTATAATATTACTCCACTTACCAGCTACCGTCTGAGATTTCTTATCCATCATGCCGAAGAACTTTCCACCTTCTCCAGTAGCGTGTTGAATTGCCTGCACAACATTTTCAAAAGTAATTTGTCCCTTTGACATTCTATCCTGCAACTTCGCATAAGATTCACCTGTCATCTTAGCAAGTTCTTGCAATGGATTAAAACCAGCATTGATAAACTGCAGGTTGTCCTGTCCAGCTAACTTACCAGCTGCTGAGACTTGACCAAGTACTAATGATAGACTTTGCAATTTTTGTTTATCACCACCAGAGATATCTCCTAATTGCTTAAGAAGTGGTAGAACTCTTTCTGTCTCCACTCCGAAGTTAAGCATAGTCTTCGCATTCTCTGTCAGATCTAACTTACCAAATGGAGTTTTTGCTGCAAATCTGGAAATTTCATCAAGCATTCCCTTAGCTTTTGCCTCACTTCCTACTAAGGTTGTAAAGGCAACGGCTGTTTGTTCTGCTTCTGCACCTATCTTAGTAATAGCACCAACAGCACCAGCAACAAGGGCATAAGGATTGGTAAGGAGTTCCATTCCTGGAATGGACATCAGCGAACTCTTGAGTGTCGAAAATGAAAAAGCCTCACGCAGGCGTGCACCTGTAGTACGTGCCTTACGTGATATATCGTCCAGCTGAGTGGATGTCTGACGTGCAACCGTCAGAACATTACCACCATCTGCTTGTAGTTTTATTAAAAACTTAAGTACGCTGTCCATTAGAGTCCTTTTCTATTTTTCTTATCTCTTTGAGTGCGCTGAGTGTTGATGCCCATTTCTCGTCTGGTAGGAGTTCAGGGTCAATGCTTAGGTAGTAGCGCAGCATAGTATCTATGAAGATAATATCCTGGGCATTGTCAAAGTCATCAACCCCGGCCTCCTCTAAAGTTTTTTTATCTCAGCCTCCTTTACTTTCAAGACCTCATCCATCTTCGCAACTACTGCCATGAAGAGCTCATCATTGGTTTTGATTTCCTCATCACCGGCAACCCAGAGTTGCTTCAACATGACTTCACTCATCTTGATAGGGTCTTTGATTACGCTGGCATAGCTCAGATCTTGACGTGTAGGCTTGTGCAATACACAAGACTTGCCCTCTACGCTGATTTCAAACAAATCACCATGCGTGGCCTTCCACTTATTAATGTCTTCTGTTGAATATTTCATATCTTTGATGTTAATTGTTATAAACTCTTCTGATCAATGTAGATGAATGGCAGTGACTTCTCTTGGAACTTGTCACCTTGCTTCCATTCTGTCTGATCTTCCGTCAACTCCACACCTTTGAGAATGTCTGTTGTAATTGGATCACCATTTTCAGGATTCCCATAAGCAACAACGATATCAAAGCTCATATTGAGGATATTGCCATTAGCAGCACTCTTCAAAGCTTGATACTCACTCTGCAGTAGGGTAAGTTCGCCACTATAGTCTACATTGCCATGCTGAATGCCATGAGGCTTATTACCCTTAGCATACAGCAGTTCCTTCTCTTGCTTCGAGCCATATTTCACACCTCGAAGACCAGTTACAGGACGACCTGCAACAACTACGGTCACATCTGACCACTCGTATTCCTTAGTATTTACCATGTCTATACTGTTGTTACTTGAAAACCAAGGTTGACATCAACATAGCGAGCATATCCGAATGGACGAACCTTCAATGTCATTTCAACCTTTGAAGTCGCTACTACATTCTGTTTTGGGTCTATGTAGCATGAACAACCTTCGCCGTTATCACTGGCACTCAATTCTCCTGCAGCTGTCATAGAGCGGTTAACAGCGTTCTCTACTGTCTGCTGCCAGCTTGTAATAACTCCTGTCTGCATTGTGCCGTCAGAATTGATTTCCAACTCATCCAGCATCATATCCAACAGAGTGTTATAGGCAATACGATAAGCCTTATCAATGACACGGCGGTTTGACAGATGAGCATAATCATCAGTCTCGACACAAGCCAATCGGTCGTCAGCAAAGAAGTAACCACTGCGCCCAACATACTTTCGTGCCGTGATATAACCCTTATCATGGATAGAAGAGATAACTTCACTATCCTCTTCTACCTTCTTTTTGCCTACATAGAGCAGAGTTGTTTTCAATGCTCCATTTTTGACACGACCAATATTACGCTGTACAGGAAGGCTTGCTAAGCGACCTGCTAAAGTTCCAACACATGCACCCTGTGAGTCAACTTCCGTGTCACCCAACAGAACACCGACACGATTGTACGTTTCGTTGCTAAGGTCTTTCAGCGTTGTACCTGTATAACCACGTCCTTCCAAGATAAAGAACAATGGAGCATACAGGTCAGTTGTTGACCATTCTGCCATCTGTTGTGCCTTTGCTAACGCTGTAAATACGTCTGCCTCTAAACCATCAGTTGCTGCAGCTTTTGTTGTATTGTCACGTGCAACAAAGATTCCACGCAATGCTCCATTCTGGCTAACAATGAGTTTCTTCACTGCTCCAGTCTGGCGGTCGCAGAGTTCCGTCATGGTCTTAGCCTTGTCAACTCCGAAGATCACCAGCTTTGTTCCATTCTCTGCTTCTGTATAGAAGTCTGAGATATGCTTGTAAAGTCTGGCATTATTCGCTGCAGTGATGCCAAGTGCTGTCAAACTGTCTACACTCTGAATAGTGTAAGCACGTTCCAGAGCGAACGAGTCATTGACAGCAGTCGCACTACATACCAAGGCGAACAGGCCGTCGGGACTTTCCCCGACGGTGCCCAGTAGGCCATTCATGTATCTGATTCTAATTCTCGGTAACATGACTCAAAAGTTAAGCGGTTAAAGATTCAGCGAGAAGGTAGACACCCTTCTTGTCGTAGCGACGAACGCTACCACCGGTACGGAGCAAGAAAGAGTAGATATCACCATAGTACAGTGGATTATCAGTTGAGTCAAACATCTTGACCTCACCCATAGCACGACTGACAGAATTCTCGTGCCAGGCAAGAGCAGCTGCAAGTTCGTCTGCGGTATCTTGCTTATCCCAGCTAAGAACCTTCTTTGTGCCGTTATTAAGGCGAAGAACTCGACTTCTTTTCATGATGTTGAAGCCATAGAGATTTCCAAGGATACCCTTCTGCTGGTCAGCAGAGTTAAGGAACATAAACTGATCCTTTTCAGCAAGGTCTGCTAACAAGTCAGCATACATAAACGCGTCAAGCAAGAGGTAACGTCCCTGCTCTGGAACATTGTCTGCATCCATAGCAGTCATAAGCTTACGAACATCTGCCTTACAGATAGACTTACGCATACCTGTAGCAGCCGACGATGTATGAGCTGTGGTTTTGCTTGTACCTGATGTACTGATGATGTTTTTAGTATCAACACCCTGACCCCAACGATCAAGCAAATTGAGATGAGCAGCCTCTTGCAACTGAGCGCGGTCATTACTCAAGATAGAGTTACGCTTGTTATAGCTAAGCTCCACCATGTCGATATTTGGAATGTACACTGGGTCAGTTGTCAGCTCGTCCATATCGTACTCAAGATCGTGGTCAGTACGTTGCTTGCTTGTAGCAGGCTTCTGAGTGCGGTTCCTCTCTACGTTTGAAGGAGAACCAGCGTTAGGAATGTGTACCTTGTGATTCTCAACAAACACAGAGTCGTCAACACTCTTAGAAGCAAAGGAGTTGTCAGGATAGAAGTTCTCAACAATGTCTGACTGCCAGATTTCTTTGTTTAATGCCATAGTTTCTTATCTTTTAAATTTGTATTGTATTTTTTACTCACGGTAGTCTACACCGAACTTCTCCTTGAACTTGGCTGCAAAAAGGTCCTTGTTCTGACTCTTCAAGTCACCAAGACGTCCTGCTTTGTCAAGTTCGTCCCATGTTTTGTTGGTGAAACTGTCGCTACCAGTACCATCTGGATTGATGTACGAAGCAGCACGAGGCTTAGGCATCTGCTTGAGGCTGTTCAAGAGTTCTTCTGTAGTAGTACGATCTGCAGCCATAAGCTTAACATAGTGTGCCTTCTGTTCTGCGGTAATACGACCTTCGCTAATCGCCTGATCAATGATAGCCTCCTGTTCCTTTGCTTCAGATAACTGAAGTTGCTGTTTGTACTCAGCATTGGCTGTTTCAAGAGCATCCACCTTGGTTGCCTTGTTTGCCAACTCTCTGACTTTGTTCACAATTGCAACCTCATCATTGATATTACTAAATGATGGGATGCTCTTTAATTGGTCTATTAATGCCATGTTTTGATAGTTTTTTGGTTGATTTGTCAACCTGTTATTGAAATATTGATATATCTCTTCATGAGTTTTAGGTGCTGGTTCTCCATCATCCTGCATATCGTACACCCCATCTGCAAGTTTCATCTCAACTGCTTCTTGTGCACTTATCCAGTGGTCAACCTCGTCAAAAAACTTTGCTGACACATCTTCTGTGCTCATTCCACAGCGTGCAGCAATCATACCTGCAAGGTTACGTTCAAGTTCCTCCATCACAGTAGCCATTCTACGCAGATCTGAAGCATTGCCACACGTACCTCCACTTACGCTATGAAGCATGAGCTTAGCGTACGGACTCATATAGAGTGGCTTGCCACAGAGAGCAATAATAGCAGCAATACTGGCAGCAACACCATCAACATATATATTAATGTCTGCCGTGGATGTGCGAAGAGCATTGTAAATGGCTATTCCGCTAAAAACATCACCACCATTGCTATTGATGCGTACATCAATCTTGTCATACTGACTTTGCAAGGCGAGTAGCTCACTGACTACTCGTCCACTGTCCACAGGCTGACCATTACCAACCTCTCCATATAAGAGGATAGCTACGGTTCCATTACCAGGTATAATGTTGAAAAAGTTTGAACTCATTATTTCAATTTTTGATGCAAATATCATGTTTTTTCTGGGAGTGACAAAATCGTAAATTCATAGCACAAACAGCTGATTTTATGGTGCAAACAGACAGTGCTGTTATAAATAATGGATTTCAAAAAGTCCATAAAATATAAGATATTTGCAAAAGATTTAGGCAATATGACAAAGACGAATATAGACAAAAAAGGTATTGCAAAGTCTCTCTACATGGAGGGAAGTTGCACACAAGAGGAGATAGCTGCAAAAGTAGGAACTACAAGACAAACTGTCTCTCGCTGGGTGCGTGAAGGAGGTTGGGAGGAGCTGAAAGCTTCATTTACAATTACACCTGATCAGATTATAGCACAGTTCCAGCGACAGATTGTTGAAATCAACAACAATATTCAAAATCGTGAAGAAGGTAAGAGGTTTGCTACAGCTCAGGAGGCAGACGCGCTTGCTAAGCTCGCTGGTGCTGTCAAAAAGTTAGAAAGTGATGTTGGTGTTGCTGACTGCATCAGTGTTGCTATGCGCTTTCTCTCCTGGTTACGTCCTCTTGATATTGATGCAGCTAAGCAGTTTAACAACCTCTTTGATGCGTTCATCAAGGACCAAATGGCAAAAGCAAAATGACACAGGAAGAAAGACTTGCATTAAGGAACTGGGAAGAGTTCCATAAATCATTCATCTCTGACATGCCTGTTGAGAATGGGCTGTCAAGACGTGACATTGAACGCAGACGAAAGGAACTGGAACAAGACCCTATTAAATGGATTCAGTATTTCTTTCCCAAGTATGCTAAATATGAATTTGCACCTTTTCACGTACGTGCTATTCGTCGTATTATTGAACACGATGAATGGTACGAAGTGCTTTCGTGGAGTCGTGAGCTGGCAAAGTCTACTGTATCTATGTTTGTCTTGATGTATCTTGCGCTCACTGGGCGTAAGAAGTTCATCGTGTTAGCTTCAGCAACTATAACTTCAGCAACACGTTTACTTACACCTTTCAGACTTAATTTTGAGAACAACCCACGTATTAAGCAATTTTATGGCATTCAACAGCTTGTAGGGCAATGGACAGAAACAGACTTCACATGTCGCTGTGGTGCTAAGTTCGTTGCTCTTGGTGCTGGTAGTGCTCCTCGTGGTGCAAGAAATGAAGCCGTTCGCCCTGATGTCATCTATCTTGATGACTATGACACAGATGAAGACTGCCGCAACCCTGAAACTCTTAAAAAGAAGTGGGATTGGTTTGAAGGTGCACTCTATCCAACACGTTCTATCTCTGAGCCGACTCTGATACTTTGGTGTGGTAATATCATTGCAAAAGACTGCTGTATTGCACGTGCTGGAGCAATAGCAAAAAACTGGGATATTGTAAACATTCGCGATAAGAGTGGAAAATCTACTTGGCCTACAAAAAACACTGAGGAGCAGATTAATACAGTCCTTGCTGGTATATCTGCAAGAGCCGTACAAGCAGAGTACTTCAATAATCCTGTTTCAGAAGGTAAGATCTTCCGTAATCTTCCATTCGGGAAAGTCCCTGCTTTGTCTAAGTTTAAGTTCCTTATCGGATATGGAGACCCTGCTTATTCTGACAGCAAAAAGAAAGGTTCGTCTACCAAGTCTCTTTGGCTAATTGGCAAGTATAAAGGTGTCTACTACATTATAAAAGGTTTTTTGGCTCACGAGACAAATGCAAACTTTATTGGCTGGTACTTTGAACTTGATAAATACGTAGGAGGCAAGGTTCCTGTATATTGGTACATAGAGAACAATAAACTGCAAGACCCTTTCTACGAACAGGTGTTCAAGCCGCTACTACGTGAGGAGCAGCAGCGACGAAAAACAACTCTTTTTATACGTAGCGATGGACGAAAGAAAGCTGATAAAGCAACACGTATCGAAGCCAACCTTGAACCGATTGATCGTAATTGTCAATGGGTATTCAATGAAGAGGAAAAAGACAACCCTATGATGCAGGAGCTTATCAATCAGTGCAAACTCTTTGAGCTTAACTTACCATATCCAGCTGATGGACCTGACTCTCTTGAAGGTGGAATCACGATGTTAGATGAGAAGATGGCAGAGGTTGAACCCACTATAACTATCAGTTTTCATACAATGGATGAGCAAAATCCTTATAAGATGTGATTATGAATAACTTTATCAATATAGAAGACTACGATGCAAGTATTCACCGCGAGATACTTGATGCGCTGCTGCGTAAAGAAAGTCCAACTTATGATCCTCAGATAGTTGAGATATGTGAGGATAGAGCGGTAAGTGAGATGAGGGGGTATCTGAACAAGATTTATGATTGTAACGCCATCTTTTCCGCAAGAGGGGAAGATAGACACCCACTCATTCTTATGTTTGCGCTTGACATCGCTATCTATCATATCTTCACACAGCACAACCCTTATAAGATTGCGAAGATACGCCAGGATAGATATGAGCGTGCTATAGAATGGCTGAAAGGCGTAATGGGAGGAGACGTAACGATTGACGGTGCTCCATTGATGCCTGAAGATGAACTTAAGAACAATAGTCGTTGGCAAATACAAGCTGACGGCTTAAGACCAACATTGCTATGAACAGAAAAAAGAAAAACAGCCCTAAGCAAGGCAAAATAATACAAGGTGGAATGCTTGTTCCTCAAGGAATGAGACAGCCAGACATCGTTCTGCAGATGCCTGAGATATTCATGTTTGACATGAATGCGTATATGCAATCTGTTAAGGCTGCAAGGGGAATAGATTTCTCCAATAGGGCACGTCTGTACGATATGTATGACAGTGCTTCTCTTGACCTTCATCTCTCTGGAGTCATTGCAAAACGTATGCGAGGCGTAACGAAGATTCCTATTGAGTTTAGAAGAAATGGTGTACCTGATGATGCAATCAACAATCAGATAAAATCACCCTGGTTCAAACAACTGAGGAAAGACCTTGTAATGTCGGAGTTCTGGGGCTTCACACTCGTACAGTTCTATCTCAATGAGGAAGGTAACATTCGTTATGACCTTATCAATCGCAAGCACTATGATCCTATACATCGTAAACTGCTCAAGTATCAAGGTTCAATGGATGGCGTGCCTATTGATGACTTCCCTGATATGCTTTTCGTTGGCAGCGAACGTGACCTTGGTATTTATGCAGAGCTTCTGCCTGCTGTACTCTATAAGCGTGGTGATATGTCAGACTGGGCACAGTTCTGTAACATCTTCGGTATGCCAATTCGTGAATACACTTACGATGCAGGAGATGAGGAAGCACGCCGTCGTGTCATTGCTGATGCACGTCGACAGGGTGCAAACGCAGCATACATCCATCCAAAAGAAAGCGAGCTGAAACTTGTAGAGGCTGGTAATAAGACTGGTTCCAGCGACCTTTATAGAACTTTTGCTGAGTACTGGGACTCAAAGATGTCTATACGTGTGCTGGGAAACACGCTCACCACAGACGCTAAGTCAACTGGTACGCAGGCACTCGGTTCTGTACACAAGGAGGAAGAGGACGAGATGAACTCTGATGATCGTGATTTCATTCTTGATATTCTCAATTATGATATGCGACCTATTTTCGCCTCACTTGGCTTCAATGTGGAAGGTGGTGAATTTGTCTATGCGAAGAAAGACAAGATTAACCCTGCTCAGCAGATAGACATCGTTCAAAAGCTATCGTCAATGGGTCTTCCGATTGATGACGACTACCTCTATGAAACTTTCTGCGTTGCTAAGCCTGATGACTACAAACAGCTGAAGGAGGAGAAAGAGGCTACAAAGGTTGCATTCAGAGAGCAACTTGGTTTGCAGGCTAATGATGATGACAAAAACACTGATAAAACAGCGTTCAAACAGCATTTGAGAAGTTTTTTCGGACTCGCCCCAGACAAAGGGGCAAACTGATGATTGATACGCTCTATTATGGTGAGCATTGCTCTTGCTCTGGGCATAGTCATTTCCACAACGAAAGCCCAGCTATCTCATTTAATGTTCTGCAGGCTTTTCTACAGAGAATCCATAACAAGCCTGAATTAGCTGAAGGCATTGATCCTGGATTATGGTCGGCTGTCGTTAAAGTCATCAACGAAGCGACTGTGGAGGGACTTACACAGAGCAATGCTACAAGTACACATGATGAGGAGTTTTATCGTGCCCTGCGCCATTCTAATGAGGTTTTCGCTGCATTCAAAGTACATTCATTGGCTGGAGAGGTCGCAAATAAATTGCTGGACAGTGACGGTAAACTGAAACCCTTCAGTCAATGGGTAGATGATGTAAAGGGAATCACCTCGCATCACGTCGGTGCGTGGCTTCGTACAGAGTATGACACTGCTGTTATCCGTGCGCACAACGCTGCAGACTGGCGTGAGTTTGAACGTAACAAGGATATCCTGCCTAACCTACGATGGATGCCCACGACTTCACCAAGTCCTGAAGGGAGTCATCGTAACTATTGGATGGCAAAGCTTACCCTGCCTATTGATGATCTTTTCTGGAACAATCATCACCCTGGCGACCGATGGAACTGTAAGTGCTCACTTGAAGCTACTGATGATCCTGTAAATCGTCCTGCAGATATGGATGCTCCTCTGCCACAAAAAGGACTTGAAAACAACCCTGGTAAAGATGGACATATATTCAACGACACTCATCCGTATTTCCCTGATAAGTGTAGTCAATGTTCTTTTTATAAACCTGGTGTTAAAGGGCGGATTACGACCCTCTTCATGAATAGGAAGAAGGATTGTTATAATTGTCCTTATGTAGATGCTGCCATTCCATCTGAACAGAGAGAACAGAGACGAAATGAATATCTTGAATATAAAGATAACCCTTTATACAAAGATGTGGAGTTTGATGCCAAGAGTTCTGGATTTAAAGCGACACATGTTGAACATAGCTTTGATAAGAAAAAAGGATGGTATGAGACAACTGTTCAAGAGGTTGGCTTTCAGAATGGGCATAAAGTAGTTTTGGAAAAGGAGGATCATACTGTATTATTTAAGAAGAATACAGAAGGAACTTGGGATAATATGTTGTTTGAAATTGCTGGTGCAGAAACGGGTACTTCAAATAACATTAGACAAGCTTTGAAACATTGTGCATCGAAGCCTAATACAGAAGTCGCAGTATTGCTATTCCCAAATGATAATTTTAATTATTCCATCTTTGAAGAAGGATATAATAAATTTTATGGACTGAGAGGAACTTCACAATATCGAAAGTTTAAAGTGATATATTGTCTCAATAATAAGGGAATATTGCTAATAAAAAAACCAGAGTAAACACTCTGGCTGGAATGGAGGACGTGTCCTAATAGGGATTAAACGCTCCCTCCACACCACAAATGTAGATATTTATTTTCATTCCACAAAATAAAAAACGAGGAAAATTATATTATGGATGCAAAAGAAATAGAAAGGCGTATCTCACGTGTCAAAGACGAGATACAAAAAGAGGTGACGGATAGACTTCCTCGAAAGGTTGGTGTCGTGGCTGCAAACCACTTCAAGCAGAACTTCCGAGATGGTGGCTTCACGGATGGAGGAGTTCACCAATGGAAACGTACGAAACGACAGGACGGTAACACGAAGGATGCAAAGTACTCTCCTCTTACCTCTCGACGCAATCATCTTATGCGTTCAATAGAGAGCGAACCCTCACCAGGGCAAGTTACGATATCCAATCCTGTGCCTTACGCAGCTGTTCACAATGAAGGTGGTACTATCAATACGCATCCAACTATTACAAAACGTATGCGGCGTATGGCATGGGCTAAGGTGTATGCACTATCAGGCGTGAAAGGCAAAGGGAAACTTCCAAAAGACTTACCTTCTGGAGCTAAAATGTGGAAGGCTCTCGCACTCACGAAAAAGACAAAGCTTAATATCACTGCACGCATTCCACGCCGTCAGTTCATTGGTGATAGCCGTGAGCTGACAGCAAAGATTAACAAGATGCTTGATGAGAGCATAGAGAAAATAAAAGAACTTATAAGTAGAACATAAATATGGAACAGACACTCTGCCAACTGATAGACTTTCTTAAAGAGAAAATGCCGTTGCTTTCAGTAATTGACGAAGACTACGGACAACTTGAAAATATAGAGGACGAAGATACTGATATGTATCCGCTAACGTTCCCTGCAGTACTTATAGAAGAAGCGCAGACAGAATGGAGCGATATAGGAATGCTTGCACAGAAAGGAACTTGTAGGCTTCGCATCCGTCTCATCGTAGACTGCTATGATGACACTCACGCAACGAGTGGAACCACACAGGCTGTCAGAGAGCGTAATGAAATGCGACACCAGTTGCACCAGCTACTACAGGGAACCTGTCTTGGCACTGATGCTCCTTTGATACGCAAGTCTTCCAAGTTCTTTACTTGGAAGCACGGAATAAAAGTGTATGAAATGATGTACGAGTGTACAGTGTCAGAAATGGTTAAGGAAACAAGGACGGTTCAGAAACCTTCTTTACGCGTGAAGATGGGCGTGAAGGTGTAACACGAAAGCCTGTAAAGAGCGGTGCTTTCATCTGCTTACCATCTACTGTTTCGCCACGTTTAATCATATCACGAATGATATGCAGCACACGGCTTTCAGACAGATAAAACTCTTCATTGGAAAGTATGCGGATAGTGTCATCGAAACGGAGGCGTCGTTCCTCTGTCCAGTAGAAGTAACGCTCAAATAACCTTCTGTTGCGTGCTTCTATCAATTTACTATCTCTTCCTTTACTCATATCTGCAAAATTAACAAATAATCATCTTATTTGCAAGTCTTTACACCTTTTTATATGCTTATTACAAATAAAAACCGCCCAAATGTGTGTTCGTACACACTAATGGACGGTTTTATTCTTAAACAGGAGTTAGTTAATGATTTTTGTCTGTTACAACCTACAGAAGCTTGGTTCTACGCGTTCCCAAACATTGGTCTTTGGATTCTTCTGATAGAAGTAGTAGTTGATAGCGTTCTTCTGAACCACATTCGCCTCCTTGAAAAGCGTCATAATCTCTGAATACTCACTATCGAACTTATCCTCCAACTCATACAGCTTAGAGATGCTCTTGTAGTCGAGGTCGCCAGCCTTATTGCGCTCAAGCAGCGTCATTGCCATCTGATACATTGGATCGTCCGAACCTTTCTCGCTTTGCTTCATATAACGCTTGAGATAGTCGATTAGACGCTCTGCAGCAAGGTCTGCACGCTCGTCGAAGCCTTTCACCTTATTACTTGAGATTTCAAGACGGAAATCGCCGTCAGTAATCGTGTAGCTTCGCTGGTCGTTCTTGCGAACCTGACCATAATCACGCATCACACTTACAAAGCTCTCTACTTCACCCTGTAGCCAGTCGTGAAATCCTCGCACGTCAGTCACGATACGTGTTAAGCGTTGCCACACATCGTGCATCATCTCAGCACGTAGCCCCTCGTAGGTCTCACGCCGTTCAATGCGACTCTGCTTTTCTTCGTTCTGTAACTCAGCGAGCAGCCGTGCTCGCTCTTCTTTACTCATGTCTTTAATGTTCATCATATTTATTTATATTTAGTTGATTAGTTTACGAGTTTACCTCTAAACAAGTTAATTGTACTAATAACTTGTCAACCTGTTTACTCGTCTTCTTGTTTACGTTTTCGAATGATTATTCTTAATTTTGTATTTAAAGCATTGAGAACATCCACTGTCAATGCTCTAAAAGATTTACCTGCTATTCGTGGGTCTTTACAAAAGGCATTCACACGGTTCCAATCGGTGGTGTCGATGCCGTAAAGCTGCATCTGGTGCAGTGCGCCGCTCCGTGCCTTGCGCAGAATGTCATACTGTCTGCGGCGCCGCTCGTCATAGCCCGCTATCTGCTCCATTTGGCGGCACATCGCATCATATTCCGCCTCTGCCATCAGGTGCAAGTGAATGGTCCGGCCGCCAGTAAACTGCTCCACCAATGTTTCCTTGTCGGCACCAGGCAGACGTTTCAATAGACTGTAGAAACGCGTGTAGTTCCGTTCCGCTCCCATAGCTTCTCCTCCTTCCAGTCCTTGTATGCGCTGCGGCCACAGGCTACGACCTCGGCCACGCTGTTCTTGAAAATGTCGATGTCGAACAGTGGTGTGCCGTGTACACAGATGTACAGCCTGCCGTTAAACTCCATTACCTGCACAGCTTCCCGTGCCTCTGCATCAAGTGCCGCCTGACGGTCTGCCTCAATACGCTCCGCACGCTGCTCGTGCCACACTTGCAGTCTCTTCTTGATTTCTTCTAAAAAATTACTCATAATCGTTGATATTAAATTGATGTGAAACTTATACCCATTGATCTTGCCCTGCGCTCCATCACTTCCGAACGGTGGGTAGCCGCTATTATGAATGCCTCATTGGAAGCGCGGGCTATCTCATAGCCTTTCTTGCGGAGATTGTTACGGAGGACTATCTTCTTTCTTGGCACCTGCACTACACGGAGCTTTGTCTTTTGCTCCAGCCCGAATAATACCCTGCGCTTCTCTGCCTTGATGGTATTCTTTCGCTGTTCACCGATGCGACGGTGCATGGCGTCAAAGGCTTCTGCCGACATTTTGTCCTTCTGCCGATCTCCTTTCTTAAAACGGTATGCCTTGCCGTAAAGCAGCAGGTTCTTAGTCCCGGCATTGCCGCCATTGGCTCTGTTCACTCTGCTACCGTGTTCGGAAGCATTGCGCTGCATGGCTTTTGTAAAGTCAGGGTGTTTCACTAATCCCATATCCCGCGCAACCCTCACTACTGTTCTGGGCGAGATGCCAAGGTGTTCTGCCGCTTCCGCATTTTTGGTGTTACAGAAGTTATCGCGCATCCATTGCAGTTCAACTTCAGACAGGATTATTTTGCTGTATTTATTTCTTTCCATTGCTACTCTTCTGCTTTCCATGCAACTGTTATCACGGCATCAAGTTTGCCGCTGCCCTTACATATCGGGCACTCTTTCTTATAGCGTTCCTGCCACTCATCTTCCTGCCAATGATAGCCATTGCCCTGGCAGTATGGGCAACTGTGCCCCTGGCTCTCGATGCGGTCCGTCATACGCCCGCCCGGAGTCATGTATCCGGGGGCAATTTCAATCATCCGTCTTTCCTTGCTCATTTTCATATTCCTCCATTTCTTCAATTTCGTATTCCCAATTACAGGCATCATTTTCATTGATGTTGTCCCCAAACCACTCGAATGCAGTGCCCACCTGCTCGTCCCGGTCCACAAGATCACAGTGTACGCATCCTCTATCTGCCAAGGCTTTTAGAGCGTCAAAGACCTTTTCGTTGACTTCTACATCACTTAAACCTACTGTGTAGGTTACAGTTACCGTCAAATCTTTTATTCTTTTCATCATATACTTTTTTTATATTTCTAATTGTACTACAAAATGAAAATCCTTACACAGGCGTTTCACCTGTATGATTTTGAGAGGTTCGCCGTCATAGGCGAAGTATATCGTGCGCTCTCGTGTCTGTACCCGCACACCCTTCTTCCGTAACCTGTACAGTAGGTTGTTCCTAACATTTGCCATAATTTCCTCTTTTATTATATGTTGCCCTCGCCCCAATACGCTTTTGCCCGTTCCTCCCAAATGGTATAGTACCCCTTATTGCCGAAGTACCGTCCTTTGCTGATGGCCCGGTAGCCTTCCACCCATATCTTCAGAGTCGCATCATACATCACACTCACAGCCGTGCGGCCGGCTGGCTTGTTGCCGTCAGCCTGGCTGATGAAGATGAGCAGTTTGTCCCTATGTCGGTCTTTGAAGTCCTGGTAGTCCTTGAAACTCATCTGCGTGTACTGGAAACTGTCTATCACTACAATATCGGGACTCTTGCGCCTGCTCAACCGAGCGTCCAGTTCCTCCATGCCCTCACAGAGCAGTACGAACCGTCTCGCCACATCCTGCATGCCGGCCTTCACAAGGGCGTTCTTCATCGTCAGCGAGAAGCCCTCCTCCAGACTGTCGTAGGCAACCTTACCGAACTTGGCCAGTTCCTTGCACAGGGCCATCGTGAAACTCGTCTTGCCACTGCCGCTGCGCCCCCAAATGAACCATACACCGTTACGCTCCGGCTCACCGAAGGCTTCTGCCCATACACCCTCAAGAGGGTAGGTTTCTTTCTTCATTCTCAGCATATCCGTTACACTCATTGCCCTGCTCATTATCTCACTGTTTTATCACCGTTCAAACGCTGTTTGACCGCCTGCTGTGCCGTCATCAGTTTCACCCTGTGTATGCTCTTCTTCACTCGGCGCAGGTCGAACTCGTATTCCTCGGAGTCCCTCACAACCTCGGAGATTTTTCCTTTGTCCGTCACACCATTCGCCACGCAGACGGCATGCACATCGTGCGCGTCCGTCCGTTCCAGCTCGAAGAACTTGCGACCGATACGGCTGTGTATCTCGTTGTATCCGCATTTGTTGTAGCGCAGTCCCATAGCCATGCGGCGCTTGATATAGCTGGTTGAGAGGAACACCATGCCGCATTTGTCCTCCAGCCGGTTGTACAGGTCGATGAAGTAGTGGAACACCCGCTCCGGCAGTTTGTCCGCCTCGTCGAAGAGCAGCAGCGGTGCTTCCATCTGTATGAGGTCGTCGATGATGCGGTCCAGCAGCTCGCGCACGCTGTAGCCCTCGGTCTTCTGTCCGATACGCCTCGCTATCTCACGGATGAAGTCGCTCTTCTTCATGTCCTCCGAGCAGAGAATATAAAAGACTTCACTGTGCTCCGTGGCGTAGAGTTTCGCCGTGGTAGTCTTGCCACAGCCGGCTTCGCCTACCACCCATGTAACATTCTTCACCGTCTGCGCATCCTGCATCGCGAACACCATCTCCTGATAGGCTTTGGTTTCCACCACCTGCCAATCTTTGCTGGTGCCGGTACCCAGCTGCGTGCCGAGGTTGCGCCACATATCGTCGCTGATGTTCTCCCACTTGCCCTGCAGCACGCTGCTCACCGTGGCGCTGCTCGTACCCGTCAGACTCTGCGCTGCCTTGTTCTGGCTTGGGAACTTGGCCACATACTGCCGCAGCCCTTCCTGTATCCGTTCTTTCTCTATCCTTGTAAGTTTCATAATATTTGTTTTTATAAAGTTCAATGTTCAAAGTTTCCCTGCCGTCTGCTTGAAATCCACCACGACAGCCTCTGTTTCTACCCAATCTTCAAGGCTCAGCTGTTTGGTCTTTCTGCCCAGCTTGTATTCCTCAGGCTGTCGGCTGTAGATACCCGTGCGCCGTTCTATTTGCCTGCGCTCGGCAGCCGTCATGCCTTTTGGCTTCGGGCTGCGCAGTCCGTGCTGCTCAGGCAGTACGCCGTGTTCTTTCTCTATTTCCCGTCCTGCCACCGTGCGCTCTATGCGGTCTGCGGTATTGGCGGCTTGTTCCTGGCGAATGAAAGTTGCCTCGCCCTCCGTCTGCTCCTGTATGGCACGGTGTACAACAAGGTAAGGCTCCGCCACACGCTCAAACCGCAGGCTGCCGTCGGCTTCTTTCTTGTAAAGGCGTATGCTGCCGAAATCGTAAGGGTCGTATTTCACTACAAAACGCTCGTAGGTGTGCCGTCTGCGCCACTCATGGTCGGGCACGCCCGGTGCGCCCATCACCTCGTACTGCCGCTTCTGCCCCTTGATCGTCACCACGATACCCTGGTCGGTGAAGGTACTCATGCGCTTTGCCGTTACCCAGAACATGTCCACCATATCGTGTGCCGTAACCTCCTGCGTTTCCTCGTTCACGCTGCCTTCATAGGCTTCTATCCGGCTCGTGCCGTAGGCGGGGTGCCGCATCTCGTTCCATTCCTTCGTGGCAAGGGTGTAGGCGTCCTTCAGTTCGGCAAGCGTGTAAAGGCTGTCCCTGTTCTCCTCGATAAATTCAAGGTTCGGGCGGCTGCTCTCCTTCTTGGCTGTGATATTCTGACCGGTGAAACGCCAGTCCTTGTGTAAAACCTGCTGCTGAAACCTTCCGAACACCGCCTCTATCGTCTTCGACTCGCC